TAACTCCATTCTACAGTATCAGTAACACCTGCTATTCACTTCACTCTAACAGCATGGTCTTCCCAAGTTTGTATAACACTATCGCTTAACTGTATTTGATGCATTAGATACTCTACCTCTGTCTGACTATTATCTTCAACAGGTGGTTTGTTTGAATGCATATATATGGAAAAACCTAATACTACTAGTTGTGTTGTTATACACGCTATTGTTACTATTGCTATAGTTATTACTGATATATTTTCCCAAAATTTCAACATTTTTTTACTCTTTTATTAACTAATTTTGGTTTTTCTAGACATTCCGGAGCTATATATATATGGCCTTGAAATCCATTAGTTAAGTTAGTTATTCCTTTTAAGCTTTCCAATTCTTTATCACTAAAATTAGCAGTTTCAATTGCATGTTTAGCATCATAAGCTATTACATAATAAGCATAATGCGATATATCTATCTTAAATAAAGAAGGTTTTATCTCTCTATATTCTTGTTTTTCTTTTTCCATAATCTATAATATTCATTATCTAAGTGTAGTTAACAGCGAAATTTTTTAGACAAGTAACCAACGGACACCGTTAGGTGCCCGTGGTACTTATTTAGTGATTACCCTAATTCAGGTAAATCAGAAGAAGTCAGCTCTGCTACTGTAGCTGCTTGGCCTTCTTTTACTAATATGTCTTGGTCTGCAGAATCTGCATTTACCAAACGAGTTTGTCTATAAACTTCGCTTCCATTAACTGTAACAACTTCACCTGAAGAAGGATTAATCTTTGGAGATTGTCCTTCATAGAATGGAGTTGTAGATTCTTCTACAATAATTCTCGATGGGAATTTTGCAGAATAATCATCACCTATTTTAAACTCGAAAGCATATGCTAAACCTTCAAGTTCTTCTACTTTACCAGCTAAATAATGCACTCTTCTTTGCTTATTTAAGAATCCAGTAGACATATCATAACTAGTTGTAGCTAATCTAATAGAACCGAATTCTTTCTTGTTTGGGTTAATTGAAACAATTCCATTTGCAGTTGTTTCTTGTCCTTCATTGTGTGCTTCGATGATAATTTTATCAGTATTCATGTTTTCTAAATTTTAGAATTATAGTTGTGCCTCACAATTTATTAACTTCAAAGAACTATTCTAATACATTGATACACTCTATATATGTTAAGGCTAACTGCCATGAGTTTAGTGTATTTATTATGTATTAAGTAAGCTCTACTACTACATTGAGGCTTTAATGTAGTAAAAGTTTTAAGTAGATTCAATAAAAAAGGGGCTAATTGCTAAGCGATATTAATTATGCAGATAAATAGCGGAAAAGAACGTTTCTGCCCCTTTTATTCTTAGCCTAGGCACTGCTCAAATATGAGTATTCAGTTTTATACAGAGTCTATACTCTCGGAACCCTTGGGCTTTTGTTCCCCAAGCCTCAATCAAGAGAACTTGGGGCGATTCAACCAACATTAAGAATCATTATGAAAAATCTTTACCCGTTGGTGAAGGGTATATGTCTATCATGTTTTAATACTTTTTTAGTGTAAACATCTAAAACATCAGTAGACATATTATTATGTATTTGTAATCCTATGGCAATAATTTCTGCTTCTTCTTTGCTATCAGCAAGCACAGCTACTATATTGTCCATGAATTTAACGTAGTATTTCGGTGTGAAGTATGACATTATTTTCTTCTCTTTCTTTTAGACTATTAACTATGGCTGTGGCTATGCATTTTTCTAGATGTTTTTCATATTTAAACATCAAGGTTTCTAATACATTCTTGAGCTGGTCACAGGTTAAATCTGTTCTATTACCCAATATATACGCCATTTCCATAGTAGAATCTCTCCACAAACTTATAACATCTTCTGCTTTACCGAATTGTTTATGTACTATTAAATCATTACACAATAAGGTCTCAACAGAGAAGTTATACATCAAAGATATCTCTTTCATATATGGTGTTAGCAAAAGCATAAACAAGTATACGAAAAAATTAATCTTTAGGATTTAATCCCTCCATTAATTCTTTTAGAGGTGACTTATAGCGGGAAGCTGCAGACTCAAAAGAGCGTCCTAAAGTAAATGAAAGGAATGCAATTTCCTCAATAGTCAGACCTTCATCTAATACTATTTCTACAAGTTCACTTATAGATGGATTATAATCTACATCTTTTAATTTCTGTATTTTAGAGAGTATGCTATCTTCTGCTTTATTTATAAGCGTTTCGTTTAAATTTAATGCCTCTATTACGTTAGAAGCATTATGGTTAAATTTAGTTTTCTTTCTAGTAATAAAAATTGGTTTCATAATGAATGGATTTTAATGATTAAGTTATATATTAAAAAGAGTTTAAAAGAAAATCATCAGATATATAGGTAGTATTGGATATATCAACAGTTTCTATGTTTACAGTTAGTCCTAGTTCTAACTCAGAAATTAGTTCTTGTAATGAGGTTGGTTGTTCTTGGTTCATTTTTCTTTTTTATTAGGTTTTATATAGATAGTAAGGCAAAGAATTAGGATAATTACAGAAGAGCCATGTTTCTTCCATTTTATGGCTAAACCAAATATACTTTCTATATCAAATGTTATATTGTATGAGTACTTCAAAATGTAGATATTAAATAAGTAATTATAAAATAAGGAGCACTTGGCTACTCCTTATTTCCGGTTATTAATTTTCTGTAAGTCACACGCCTAGATGTGGTATTCCGCTTTCAGCATTTGCAACTACTGCTTAGCTTTTCGTTCTTCATAATTAAAGCTGAATACTTTACTTTAATTACTACACCAACATTCTCCATTGGTAGAGTCAGTAACAAGTCTTATCCATCTTATGCTTGTTATTGTATTGTATAAGTTATATTTTGTAAAAACTACCCATCCAATGCCACTTGGACTACTTGATTGCAGTATCTTGGTATGGCTAACCAACTTAGTTACTGATATACTAAGTCATAGCTTCCAATAGACAACACCACTTGGCTGTGGTTGTAAGTAGTTTCTGTGGCTACCGCATCCTCACTGTCTATCTTTAGTAGGTAGTTTATGTTATATATTTATTATTTACCCAACATTGGAGCGAGCATAAGAGCCCAAAAAAGGTGGGAGATTGCATAGCAACCCATTAATGCAGACAAGTCAAAGCTTCCTGCTATAAAGGGAGTTATGAATAGAGAAAAGGCTGTGCAAGCGCAGAACCAGTGTGTTATTCTATGGTTTAAGAAAGATTTCATACTCATATTATTATAAGTGTAAGATTATTAGATTATAAAGAAATAAATGACAGGGAAGCGGGTAACCTGTCTGTATTATCTCGCTTATTAGTCTATCTCAAGCTGGACAGTGAATTGAGTGTCTTACGACACTGCAATCCAAGGAGTACCCTCGTACCCTTCGTCCTCACTCAAATTCAACTCCACGTTGGCGCCTGTAATGTCTTGGACATCGCCGACAGCAACCTCCACTCCCTCTGGAAGATGAATGTTACCTGCACAAAGATTTGACTTAACGAATCCGTTAATAGATTCAACAACAGCAAAAGCTGACTTTCCACTTGCGTTAACCGAGATAATTCTAATACTTGTTTTCATAATAATGTTGGTTTAATTATAGGAAGTTTTGATAGGGGGACTTCCTTTGCCCATTCGTTAGTGGGGGCCTTTTGCTTAGTTAGGTCACGCTCACGTCCACACAACACTTTAAAAAAATATCACAAAAAAAATATCACAAAAAATTTTTTTATACGTATTATTGCACAGACCCTGTAACCAAACAGTACTCCCGGGGGGCATAAGTATACCGGGACAGAAGTTGGATTAATAACTGCAGCCTTGAGATAATAGGTAAACATAGCGGCGAAGTTTTCTCCAATAGGTCACAACTGAAAACAACTCGAATAACGGGGGGAATGTAATAGGTAAATGGACTACCTGGCGAATTAACGCTAAAAGACAATAGACATTCCTGCAGGTGTGTAATCGAACGGCCGTTATGAAGAGATGTTTTTTAAGAGAGAATCGAGAATGGCAATTCCCGATGGGGATAAAGCTATGCCTAAGAAATTAAGATAATCCTAAACCCGGTTGTTAGGATGTAAAAAATTGCGACTCGTTCTTTGAAGTCACTACAGGTCCATCGCAAACCTTTTAGACCCTTGCCCTATACAGGGTGAGGGTTTTTTATTTCTATATGTATGGTAATTTGTTAGGACGTATAACAAAGTTTATTATATTTGCGTAGAAAGAACAAAGAAGCGAGAATGGATATTGTATTTAAACCTAATCTGAGAAAAAGTTTTAGGCAATATGTAGAGATTCTACAGCCTATGATGAAATGTACAGCAAAAGAAGCTGACATTCTAGCGGAATTCATGTACCATAATTATATTAATAGGGATATTCCAGAGAGAGCTCGGAATGAGTTTGTATTTGGCACCGCTACTAGAAAAAAGATAAGAGAAAGTCTGGAGATGTCTCCTGGTAGTTTTAATAATAATATGAGCTCTCTTAGAAAGAGAGGGATATTGAAGGAAGACGCTTTACCTAAAAAATTGCAAGTGACTCCTACTAATACTCCACAAGGACTTAAGTTTAATCTTAACTTTCATTTTATTATACAGGATGCAAAAAAGGGTAAAAAGACTAATTAAGGAAACCGCTAAAAAGTTCCAAGTTCCGGAACATGAAGTAGAGTTATTATATAAGGCTCAATTCAAATTAGTTAAACGTGCGTACGAAGAAGCAGAGAAAGGAAATCCTGATACGTTTAAAAATATCAGGCTAATCAAACTAGGAGTTTTTTACGTACAAGATTATATGAAAAAACGTATAATCGAAATTAAAAAGAAAGACGATGAAAATTAAATTGCATTTTGGGATTGGAGAGATAGTATTCTTTAAGTTAGGCGGAGAAGAACCTGCTGGAATAATAACAGGATTACTAGTAAGAGGGGAAAATTCGGTAGAATATGAGGTTACCTGGCAAGATAAAATAAAAGGGTGGCACTCTGCAGAAGAGCTTACAGATAAAGAAACTTATAAAAGTTATAAGATACTTAATGGTATCGACTAATGTCAGGATGGCATATAAAATTGAATGGTATGATTATTACAAAAGAAGAACAGAGAAGTACAAGTATAAGCAAAGACGGAACGCCTTTGGTTCTTATACGGAGATATAAGTTATTTGGGGTTATTACTGTCTATGAATATAGACTTCAGTACAAAGATGGAGGGCAGATAAAATAATATGAAAATCTTTGAACTGAAAGAAGGAGTGGTACAGGTGGACCCGGACGTTATAACCGTTCCGGAGTTCCTCGCTGTATGGAATAAAGACAAAACCAAGAATAAAGATAAAGCATTTTTAGAGTTTGCGTTTATATATCACATGTGCGACTTTAATTCTCCCTATTCTAATTTCCCTGTAACTAAAAGAGAAGTAAGCGTAAAGGAAGACGTAATAGGAGATAAGCACTGGAAACCGACTAAAGAGGTAAAGGCCGCAGTAGAAAAATATAAAGAGCTTTCTACAACACCAAAACAACGGCTTTACCTTTCTTGCAAACGGAAGTTAGACGAGCTAGCAGGATTCATGGATAATACTCCAGTAGATGACGACACGATGAAACCTATTTTAGAAATGTTTAATAAACTTACGGCTACTATAGCAAACTTCGATAAGCTTGAGGATGCTGTTACTAAAGAGCAAAAGCAGAATAATACTAAACGTCGTGGGGAAAGAACCACAGCTTTATTTGAAGATTGATGCTAGTTAATACACACCTTTTTCAAGAAGATGCAGAAAACTTCCGTAAGGATGGAATGTATTGTAGATATCCTGCTGGTACTTACCAACATAGAGAATATTGGTTAGAGCAAGATAGGAGGTGTAGAGAGGGGTACCAAATAGGAGACTTACATATCCCAGGAACGTATTATTTTTATTTAAACTTTTATCCTATATTACGTAAAGATGAAAATACTGGACGTAAGACTCTAGACATGCCAAAGTTTACGGATGTTGACCTCGAGTACTTCCAAATAATAGAAAGGGCCAGAAAAGAAAAGAAAGGTATAGTCTTCTCCAAACCTAGGCGTACTGGATTCTCGTATAAGAATAGCGCCCTAGCCTGCCACGAGTATAACTTTTACAGAGATGCTAAGTGTATTATAGGGGCATTCGACTCTAAATACTCAGACTTTACTATGGGGCTAGCTCTAGAGGGACTTAACCACCTAGACAAACACACGGAATGGAAGAAGGAACGTAATCCAAATACACGGACCGCTATTAAGGCAAGATATGAGTCTACTATAGATGGTAAAAAAGTATGGAAAGGAGTCAACTCAGAGATTTTTACACTTACTTTTAAAGACAATCCTTTTGCCTCTGTAGGTAAATCTGCTAACATATTTATTTTTGAAGAGGCTGGAAAGTTTGATAATATTATACAATCTTACAACATCTCAGAACCTTGCTGGAAAGACGGTGATGATATGATTGGTATACCTATTGTATTTGGTACAGGAGGTGACATGGAAGGAGGTACTCGAGAATTCTCTGAAATGTTTTACAACCCAGACAAGTATAACTTATTGTCGTTCGATAACATATGGGACGAATCTTTACACGGCTCCAGTTGTGGGTGGTTTGTACCTGCCTCTCGAATGAGATTTGGAGAGTTTAAAGATGAGAAAGGAGTAGTACACCAGCTTGTAGACAAAGAGGGTAACTCGAACGTAGAAATGGCGGAAAAGTCTATACAGCAATTCCGTAAGACTAAAGAAAAAGGTAGTGACCCGCAAGCAATGAGAGATGCTGTTACGCAGTACCCCTTAACAACTAAAGAAAGTTTCCTACGTTCAAATTCAAACATGTTCCCTGTGGCTGACCTTTCAGACCATTTATCTATAGTAGAAACAAAACCAGACCTTTACCTGGATACAGATTATAAAGTAGAGTTCGTCATTGATAAAGACGGAGAAGTATCTTACGATTTAAATGAAAAGCATAAACCTATATATGATTTCCCTCCAAATACTGACGACCTTACAGGGAGCGTTGTTATACACGAAATGCCTTACAAAAACGAAGATGGAGAAATACCGTACGGGTTATACCTTGCAGGAATCGACCCCTACGACCAAGACTCTTCCGGAACTAGCTCTCTGGGTTCCATTTTCATTATGAATAAACTTAACGAGAGGATAGTAGCAGAATACACAGGAAGACCCCAAACTGCCCACCAATTCTACGAAAAATGTAGAAGGCTTATTATGTTTTTTAATGCTAGAGCTAATTACGAAAATAACTTAACAGGTTTATTTGATTATTTCATGACAAAAAACAGCTTACATCTTCTAGCTGAAGAGCCTTTATGTATTAGAGATGTAATACAGGACCACACTAAGCGTAACAAGAAAGGAACTAGAGCGACAGAGTCTGTAAATAAATACTGTAGAGAACTTATAAAGAAATGGCTTATAACACCTTTAGACCAGAACGCAGAAGAGATGAATCTACATAAAATTAAAAGCCCTGCTTTATTAAAAGAACTTATTTATTGGGGACCTGATGGCAACTTTGACCGGGTATCTGCATTAGGTATGTTAATGCTGCTAAAGCAAGATTATATTAAAATGGAGGTGGAGTTAGAAGAAAAAATTAAAACCGTATCCACTGACCCTTTTTGGGACAGGAACTTTTCACGGCCTAATCGTTTAAAGTTTTCTAATGGAACAAACTCTTAATAAAGACGTAAATAAATGATTAGTTTTGTAACAAATTAAGAAATACCCCAGACAATGCCCGTAACAAACAAAGATACTTTAAAGTTTCCTGCTCAAAAACAACCTGACAGCAAAAAGACTAGAAAATGGATAGAAGATTGTATTGAAGCTTCAGAACAGATAGCCTTATTTAGAGAAGAGCGTATTAGAGAAACACATGAAAACAAAGTAGTTAACTATAACTTGGCAAATGACATTCTAGACCAAAAAGATGTCCAACGAGTCTGTAATCCTTTTAATTTAAGAATAAGCGAGTTTCCTGCTAAAATGCAGAACTATCCTGTAGCTAATCCTAAAATGGATTTACTTGGAGGAGAAGAATGGAAAAGGCGGTTTGACTGGAGAGTACGTATAATAAATGACAGTGCTATTTCAGAAAAAGAAGACACTCTAGAACAAGAGTTTAAGCAGGTAATAGGAGAAATAGTAACATCTACACAAAACCCAAAAGAAGTAGAAGCCAGGCTAAAGAAATTTGAGAAATATAGAAACTATAATTTCCAAGACAAGAGGGAGCTTTCTATGACACGTATTCTTAAATACTTATGGCAAAAAGAAAAACTAGCAGAAAAATTTAATAGGGGATTCCAAGATGTACTTATAGCAGGAGAGGAGATTTATGCTACTGATATAGTAGCTGGAGAACCTATACTAGAAAAATGGAACCCGCTTAACGTATTTACTATTGGTAGTGGAGAAAGTCCCTATATCGAAGACAGCGATGTAATCGTACATACTAGTTATATATCTGCAGGGCAAGCAATTGACGAATTCTACGAGCATCTAACTCCGAAAGAGATTGATGCTATTGAAGACGGCAGCGGTACTACAAACAAGCCTTCTGCAGGAGGAGCGCAGATATTGCACTATAATACTGACTGGCCAACACTTACTACAGAAACTACAAGACTAACAGACCTGCCACTCGAACCTGTAACTCTAAAAACTATACGAGCCCTAACAGGAGCATTTGACGAATACGGCAACATTCGAAAAACGCATGTACGTTGGAGAAGCCGTAGAAAAATGATTGAGGTAGAATACATAGATGGGAACGGAGATGTTGTAAAGGACTTATATGATGAAAACTACAAACCTCAAAACAGAGCTGGAGAAAAAGCCAAAACTATTTGGGTAAATGAATGGTGGGAAGGTACACGATTAGGACTTGATATCTTTGTTAAGATGGGTCCTCGAGAAGTGCAGTTTAACTCTCTAACTAATTTGTCTAAGTGTATGCCTGGAGTAGTAGGTACAGCATTTAACATAAACGATTCTAAGTCACGGAGTTTAATGGATGTAATGAAGCCTTACCAGTATCTGTATAATGCTTTTATGTATCGTACAGAGTTAGCCTTTGCTAAAAACTACGGTAAGATTGCCAACCTAGACCTAAGCCGTATTCCGGATAATTGGGAATTAGACAAATGGTTTCATTATGCAGTAAATATGGGATTTGCACCTATTGATAACTTTAAAGAAGGGAAGAGAGGGGCAGCTACAGGTAAACTCGCAGGAAATATGTCTCAAGGGCCAGCGGTTATGGACTTATCTTTAGGTAATTACATTAACCAGCATGTATCCATGCTTCAGTACATAGAACAACAGTTGGGAGAAATTGCAGGTGTAACAAAACAAAGACAAGGACAAGTATCTACATCTGAACTTGTAGGTAACGTAGAAAGAGCTGTAACTCAAAGTTCTCACATTACCGAAAAGTGGTTTAAAGTACATGACAACGTTAAGAAGCGTGTGATGGAAGCTTTGATGGAAACAGCTAAAGCCGCTTGGAAAAAAGATAAACGTAAACTGCAGTATGTTTCTGATGAAATGACTACTATAACTTTTGAAGTAGAGGGAACTCTTATTAACGAAGCAGAGTATGGGTTGTTTGTAACAGACTCTCAAAAAGATAGCGAACTATTTCAAACTTTACGTTCTCTTGCCCAGGCAGGTATTCAGAACGATAAGATGAATTTCTCTACGCTTATGGATATATACCATGCAGATTCTATTACAGAAGTAAGACGAAGAATAGAACAATCTGAAGAAGACAAAGAAGAGCAACGTCAGCAAGAGTTACAAGAACAAAACGAACTCGCGAAAAGAAAAATACAAGCTGACCAAGAGGCGGCTCAAGCCGAACAACAGTTAGAAGAACGTCATAATTTACGTGATAATGAAACTAAGATACGTGTAGCAGAAATTAATGCCGCTTCTAAACTAGCCGGAGAAGACAACGATATGGACGATAACGGCATTAGAGACGAGATAGATATGCAAAAGCTTGTATTACAGCAAAGAAAGATGGACCAAGACTTTCAGATTCAAAGCTCTAAACTAGAAGAAGATAAACGTAAAAATCGTAAAAAAGAAGAACTAGAACAGCAAAAAATAAAAGCTGCAAAACAATCTAAACCTAGTAACCAAAAATAAAAAAGTTATAGAAGACTCACTTTTTTTGTTACACCCTATAACAAACTTTGTGAGAATTCGAATAAAAACAAGTACTATTGTAAATTAAAACAGAGAAAATGGCAGAGACAAATGAAAACCTGTTTCAAGAGTTTAGTTTAGACGATGACATGTCTATCCTAAACAGCGTTGAGGAGAGCGGAACTCAAACAACGCAGGAACAGTCGGCCAGTACTGCAAACGCAACTACTGAGCTGGATGATGAATTACAGGAATTCTCCTTAGATTTTGAAAAGGAAGAAATACCTGTCAAACAAAGTGACAACACGGAAACAACGGTCCCAGAAACTACTACGGCTGAAACAACAGCTCAAAGTACAACAACATAGGCAGCAAGTACAGAGAACACTGATACAACACCTACCGAAGAATCCCCCGCGAATGAAGAGGACTCTTCTCTGTACACTCCGCTCGCTTCTGCCCTTCACGAGCAGGGGGTCCTTCCTAGCTTAGACGTCGAAAAATTCCAAGAGGAAGGAGGAGACTTCGAAGCGCTTGCTAAAGCAATGGAGAAGGAAATAGATAAAGGGGTTAGTAGTTTTGTAGAAAGTTTACCTGAGCAGTTTAAAGAGCAGCTATTGGCATATAACCAAGGAGTTGATTTAGAAACGTATCAGAAACTTCAAAAAGATTCTTTAGAATATGAGAATATTACTACAGATAAACTTAATGAAGATGTAAACCTACAAAAGAAAGTAGTTAGGGAAGACCTGTTGTCTAGAGGATTTAGCGAAAGTAAAGCTGAAAAGTACATAACCAATCTAGAAAGTTTAAATGAGCTATCAGTAGAAGCAGAAGAAGCTTTAGAGGCAGGTAAGGAAAGGAAGGCTAAAGCAAAAGCTACTGCCTTAGAAGAAGCTCAGCGAAGCCGAGAGTTAGCAGAAAAGCAAAGACAACAAACCGTAAACCAAATTAGTGAAACTCTAGAAACCACTGAAGAGATTATACCGGGTAAAAGTCTGAATAAAATATCTAGAGATAAGGTATTTAAGTCTATGACTACTATTGTAGGAAATGACGAAAATGGAAATCCTATGAATGCAGTAATGCAGACTAGGTCAAAAGACCCTTTAAAGTTCGAAACTACGTTACACTATTTACATAGTTTAGGAGTTTTTGAAGGGAACTGGAATGATATAATAAAAACAGCTAAAACAAGAGCCGTGACAGAATTAGATAATAAATTGAAAGAGTCTAGAAGCCTTACAGGTAGAGCTCCGTCACTATCTAATAAGTCTGAAGGTTCAATTTTAGATAGCCTTTAAAAAAGAAACAATAACCCAATTAAATAAAAACAAAAATGAAAATTTCACCATTACAGGAGTATAAGTCTACTGACTGGTCTGGTTTAACTACCAAAAACCACTTAGGAGCCTTATACGGAATCGAGCCTCAAAAAGCCTCGAAACTTGTTACTAGAATCCACCAAATTAATTATGGTATGGATTTAGACACTTACTTAAACCAATTTGGAGTTAAGACTTTAGAGTCTGACGAGGACTTCACTTGGATGTTACAAGGTACAGGAGATAAAAACATTCCTATCCAAGGATTTTCTGCTTCTAATGCAGCTAAACCTGGTATTAACTTTAGCGAATTTACAGTAACTTTCTCTGAAAGAATGTTCTTTGCTACTGAAGTTATCGTAGGAGAGAAAAACGAAAAATACTCTTTACGAATTGTAGATGAGCCAGTTCTTAACGGAAACTACTGGGACTACACTGTTGTACTTATGACATCTGACCCACAAGCGTTCATGCCTCCTGCTGAACTAGCTGTTGGTAAAAGATTCTCTAAAGACTGGGCTATCTCTGAGCAGACTTTATCTGTTAGAGGCGGTGGTGTAAATTACACTTCTCCATTCACTATGAGAAACCAATTCTCTTTCTTACGTATCCAAGATACTCGTCCAGGAAATATGATTTCTAGACCAATTGGACACACTATTCTAGGTGAAGATGGTAAGAAATATGACGTATGGATGCAGTATGCTGACTTCCAGTTAGAGCGTCAGTTCCGTAAAATGAAGAACAGACTTTTAATGTATGGTACTTCAAACAGAACTGCTCAAGGTAACTACATGCAAAAAGGTGACTCAGGTTACGAAATTAAGCAAGGTGCAGGTATCCGTCAGCAAATGGAAGCTTCTAATTCAGCTTTCTACAATGAATTCGATATTAAATGGCTTACTCAGCTTTTACTTGACCTTTCTGTAGGTAAACTTTCAGAAGGAGAAAGAAAATTTGTTCTTAGAACAGGTGAGTGGGGAATGTATCAATTCCACTTAGCATTAGAAGACTTCGCTTCTCTTTACACTCCATTGTTTGACCAAAACAGAGTATTTAAAGGAAAAGGAAATGCGATGGGCTTCAGAGGTCAGTTCTTAGAGTACATGGGACCAAACGGAATCGTTGTACAATTAATGCACGACCCAATGAAAGATGACCCAGAAAGAAACAAGATTAAGCATCCAAACGGAGGTTTAGCTGAGTCTTACCGTTACGATATCTTAGATATGGGAATGGTTGACGGAGAGCCTAACATCCAAAAGGTTGAAATCAAAGGTCAAGGGGACATCGTAGGTTACGAAGCAGGACTTAGAAATCCTTTTACTCCAGACTTAGCAAACAACCTTATGTCTAACCCAGTTGACGGGTATACAGTACATAGAGCTTGTTACGCTGGTGTTATGGTAAAAGACC